AGAGGAACTAATTGAACAAAAAGCAGTTGATGGGATACAAAGTGCTTATGAATCAATACTTTTATTTTTTCAAGAACTAACTAAAAAATAATAAACTATGTTCGTACAAGAAACAGCAGATGTCGCAACTGAAGTAATGGAAACAGTTTTATTCACAAAGTTATCAACAGAATTGATCGACAAAGCAAAAGTATCACAATTTCTTCCTATCATGCGATACGTTGGCGCAGAATGGAACTTCAATATCAGTAAGAATGCAGATTCAAAAACAGTCAGAAAAATAATTATAAACTCAATAAAAAACAATTAATCAAAATGAAAAAGCAAGACAGAAAAATTTTAGCACTATCAGCAGTTGGAGGCAACCTAAAAATAGAGGGGCTTTCAGCTTACACGATCAACAACCTTTCAGCTTACACGATCAACAACCTTTCAGCTTACACGATCAACAACCTTTCAGCTGACACGATCAACAACCTTTCAGCTGACACGATCAACAACCTTTCAGCTTACACGATCAACAACCTTTCAGCTAACACGATCAACAACCTTTCAGCTTACACGATCAAAAACCTTTCAGCTTACACGATCAAAAACCTTTCAGCTGACACGATCAACAACCTTTCAGCTTACACGATCAACAACCTTTCAGCTGACACGATCAACAACCTTAAAATTTACCAAGACCTCTTCGAGGCCTTGCCTGTGCTTGTTAAGCCTTACACTTCACTTCTTGCAGACATCAACGACAAAAAAAGAATTCACGATCAATCGACATTCGGTGACATTGAAGAATTCGATCCTGAAGCGAACGTGTGTGGAACTAGAATGTGTACTGCTGGGCATTTTGTTAATATGGCAGGTGAAGTTGGATATAAAGCACAAAACATTTTCGGATGGGAAAAAGCAGCAGCGATGATCTGCTTAAAAGCGCATCCTGATTTTCCAATTCAGAACTTCGGAGGTATTTCTCAAAAGAGCGCATTAGCATTCATTGAAGAAATGGCGGATTTAGAAGCAAGTGGCTTGACAGTTAAAGAGTGGTTGGAATCATAAGATGATAGTCACTGTATGCACTGATGCAAGTTTCAGTTGGTCTTTAGAAAGAGGCAGCTTCGCTTTTTGGATTGTGTCGAATCAAGGTAAGATTGCGAAGTCTGGAATGCTGAACAAAAGAATTCACAGAGCGGAGCAGGCAGAATTTCAGTGCATCATCAATGCGATTCACGTTCTTATTGCTGCTGATTGGAAAGATGTTGAAAAGATAATAATAAACACAGACTGTTTGAATGTGATTCATCTGATCAGCGGGAATAAGAATGCGATTCGAAAATACAGATTAGGTTCGTGGGGTAATCATTTGGTATTGCTGCTGAAATTAATGATCGACAAATCAAAGCTGAAGAAAGTAAAACTTGAATTTCGACATGTACGCGCACATGTATCGACAGCGACACCGAAACAATGGGTAAATGATTGGTGCGATAAAGAAGCAAAGAAACAATTAATGAATTTTGTAAACGCTCAGAAAAAATGATAAAAGAAAACGAATTAAGAATTTGGAATTTAGCTTATGATGCTAAAATGAAATCGCCAATACAGATTTTATCAATAAACTTTTATGGAGTTAAGATGGCGTATAGTTGGAATAGAGATTTTAATGAAAGAGGGCGTAATGGAGGTGGGATATTTCTTGAATATAAATATATTGAAGGAATCCCCCTAACAGAAGAATGGCTGGTTAAGTTTGATTTTTTATTTGAAGATAAAACAGCAAGTCGATTAAAATTAGATACAGAATTTGGAGAAGTTTTAATAAGACTAAAAGACCTTTCTGCTAATTGTAAATACGTTCACGAACTTCAGAACATTTATTTCGCGTTATACAAAAAGGAACTAGAACTAAAAAAATAAAACATGAAAAAAGAATTGAGAATAGGAAACTTCTTTACCTCACACATTGGAATCGAAGGCAGCTGGATCGAACGTCAAAGGGTATCACATTTAGGAATGGGAAAAGATATTTATGAATGTACTTCGGAAACATTTCAATATGATAAGTCAAGCATCTTCGCAAGAATACCACTAACAAAAGAATGGGCAGAAGGGTTCGGGTGGGATAATAATGATGTTCATGAATTCTTTGGAATCTTCGGACTATACTTTCACGATGGAAAATTCTGTTTGGGTTATGTCGATCAGTATTGTTCGCGTGTATTCTCGCTTGAAATTAAGTGGGTTCATCAGCTTCAGAATTTATACTTTGAATTAACAGGAAATCATTTAAAATTTAAAAAGAAATGATGTTTGTTCGATATGTTATGTACAATGAAGAATGGATGATTGAAGCTGAAAACGATTTCGATAAAGTATTTGATCTGCTGCTTAAACAATGGAATGAAACTAAATCAGAATACGAATTGCATTGCTTGATTACACATTGTAAAACGCCTCTTTGTATTATACAGAAAGATGCTTGTAAGCTGCCTTATGACAAAGAAATTTTTGAACTATTAAATACTACAAAATGATAATTAATCAAGAAGATATTGATAAGATTCGACCTGAAAAGATTTGGTTTCCAAAGCCAATGCGTGCGCTGTCAAAGAAAGAAAGAATTCGCATTTATGAATACGCGCTGAAGAAAGTTTCGAATGGTTCACATGAATTTATGTGCAACGCAATTGCGAGAGGCGTTGAAACGTATCACAAAAGATACATCACTGATTTAGATGTCATTCGATTGTTTCCTGAATTCGATAAACATAAACCTGAAGGCGCTGATTATGCAGGAGGATGGTGGAAACATTATGAGATTGGAGCAAAGCAGTGTAAACAGAATCGAATCGAGTACTTAAATAAAATAATTAATCTATTAAAATAATTTGCATACCATTTTACAAAAACGTAAATTTGCATAAATTAAAAAACAAATGAAAAAAGAGAATTTAGGAAAAGTACTAGCGAAACAAATGCTGAAGAAAGGTGTAAAAAAAATCTTTGTTTCTAAGCTTTTAAATATCACTCGCCCAACTCTGAACACACGATTGATCGATGGCGACTTCAAAGAACATCAGATCACTAAACTTCAATCCGAAGGCTTACTGCCGTTCAGTGAATAGCATCATACTTATATCGCTCGCTCTTATAGTTTTATTCTTCGTTGGAAGAATAGATCACGGGAAAGAAATGCGTTCGCATGATAAAAATAAACGATTCAAACAATTAAAAAACAGATATGGAAGAACAAAATAAAAATTTACCGACAGTCGCTCAGCTGTTTGAAGGTAACACAGAATTGGCAATCAAGACAGAAAACTTGAATTTTTATCTTAATCAAGAACCTCCCGCGAAATGGATCAAAGAACATCCGTACATAAAAGGGTATAGATATTTGCCTATTGACAAAATCGAATTGATGCTTCGAAAGATTTTCAAGCGTTACAGAATTGAAATCACAGGTCAAGGGACAGCATTCAATGGCGTGTGGGTAACAGTGCGCGTGCATTATCTGAACCCTGTTTCAGGAGAAATGGAATGGCATGATGGCATTGGTGCTGATCAGCTGCAAACGAAAGCAGGTACGAGCGCATCTGATCTGATTAACATCAATAATGGTGCTATCTCAATGGCGTTCCCGAAAGCTAAAACGATGGCTGTAAAAGATGCGTGTGATCACTTCGGTAAGTTGTTTGGCTGTGACATCAATCGTAAGGATACGCTAGGTTTTAGCTATGATCAAACACTAGGAAATGAAGGCGCTGTTCATCAAGATATACTTGATCAGTTCGACTTAATGACTTCAGTTGATGAACTTACAAATTATGCTGATACATTACCGAAATCAGATACGAACACACTTGCTTTCAGAAAAGCATTCAACAAAAGAAGACTTGAACTTTTACCTAAAAACGCCTAATAATGGAAACGCTACCACAAAATGACAAAGAATATTTTGCACTTGATCGAATGAGTAACAGTGCGCTGAAGCATTTCAAACGCTCTCCGCGACATTATCTATGGAACAAACAACACAAGCAGCAGCCAACACCTGCAATGATCTTTGGCAGTGCATTTCATTGTTTCATTTTGGAACAAGAAAGATTTAAAAAAGATTATGCAGTGATGCAAAACGCTGATGGGCGCACGCGAGAAGGAAAAGCGTACAAAGAACAATTTTATTTGGAGCATGGCGGCAAAGAAATAATCACGATGGAAGATTATTTCACGCTTCAGAAGATGCAAGAAAAATTAAGCAAGAATGTTTTTGCAATGGAATTGCTTAATGAACAAGGGGAAGTTGAAAAGCCTTTTCTTTGGCAAGATGAAATCAGTGGTGTTCAAATGAAAGCGAAAATGGATAAAGTTTGTCCTGACTTCACGCTTGATCTAAAGACTACGATCAACGCTCAGCCTGATTCATTTGCAAATACTTGTTTCAATGAATACTTGACACAGCCATCAGTTTATGTTGATGCGCGACATCAGAACGGAATGAAGCAAGGTGTTTTTTATTTCATCGCAATCGAAAAGGAACAGCCTTACGGAATTTCGATTCACAAAGTTGCACGCGATTTCATTGAAGCAGGCAGAATGTCTTATACAACTATTCTTCAAGATTATGCGTACTGGCTAGAAATGGGCAGCCCTGATGTCGATTATTCATGGCACGCACCGAAAGGATACTTCACTTTAAATTTACCGTCATGGGCAAAATAAATCATCTGTATTCAATTAAAATACTTCAGAATGTTGTCGATAACATCAGAAAGAAATCAAACGACTTGAAAAAGAAGATGGCGAAAGTCATGCAGCTGAATTATTTATTGAAGAGGAGATCGCTGAGCGCAAAGAATACATCAAGCAAGTGAGTGAATCAATTAAACTTTTAAAATGAAATACGAATTTATATCTGTAATAAAAAACAATCGACTTCAGCCTTCAGTTACTAGAAATATTCTGAAGCTGATTGAAGGAAAAGATGGAAAGAGATATAAAATCACGCTTGAAAAAATATCTGCAAAAAGAAGCTTAGCACAAAACAATTACATTCATTTGCTGTTCACTCTATTCACTGAAGCTTTGAATGAATTAGGAAACGAATTTTCAATGCTGACAGTAAAAGAATTATGCAAAACAAAGTTCCCTTTTTATGTTGATGTCGTTGATATGTCTTCAGGCGAAGTGATCGGGCAAGAAAGAAAAGGAACGCATGATTTCACAAAAGAAGAAATGTCGATCTTCGTTGATAAAGTGATACAGTGGGCAGCAGAATCATTCAGAATAAAGCTACCTTATCCGAATGAACACTTCGAACTTGACTTCGATAAGAGCGATAAAATGTTCAATCATTTCACGAAGGAACAATAAATAGTTCCTAAGTTATTTTACAAAAACGTAAAACATAAAAGAAAAGTATTATATTTGTCAAAAATTATTAGTCGCTCAATGAAAATAAACACTAATGAACTGAAAGCAGTTCAAACACTTTTGAAATCAATTGGACAAGATACGAGCCGCGAAGGCTTGATCGACACGCCAAAAAGATATGTGAAATTCCTGAAAGAGTTTTGCACTCCCAAAAAATTTAAGTTCACAATGTTTCAGAATGAAGGTTCTGATCGTATGATCATTGTAAAAGATATTCCTTTCTTTTCGTTGTGTGAACATCATTTAGCGCCTTTCTTCGGGACTGCTGCAATAGCTTACATCCCGAATGATAAGATCGTAGGCTTATCAAAACTACCTCGCACGCTTGACATGTTCGCACGACAGCCACAGAATCAAGAACGAATCGGGAAGCATGTTGCTGATTATTTAATGAAACAGCTGAACCCTAAAGGCGTTGCTGTTATGATTGAAGCACGACATCTTTGCGTTGAAATGCGCGGAGTACAAAAGCATAATGTTTCGACAGTTACTTCAGAAATGCGTGGCGTGTTTCTTGATGATCTGAACTGTCGCCAAGAATTCTTATCACTAATAAAAAACAAATAAATGATCACAGCTGAACGATACCACGATATTTCGTGTGGGCATAGAGTTTATGGACACGAAAGCAAATGCGCTCACTTGCATGGGCATAATTACAGAATTCATTTCAAGGTTAAAGCGGATGATGATACACTTGATACAGTCGGGCGCGTTGTTGATTTCTCAGTGATCAAAGAAAAACTTTGCATGTGGTTAGAAAACACATGGGATCATAAAATGTTGATTTGGGAACTAGATCCTTTTTGCAAGAAGATTGCTGAACTTGACCCGAACGGATTAGTGATCACAAACTTTAATCCCACAGCTGAAAATATTGCTAAATACCTTGTCGAGGTGATCGCACCAAAGCAGCTTTCAGAAACAGGATGCACATTGATCGAATGCAGAATCGAAGAAACTGCAAAGTGTTCAGCAACTTATTCGAAAGCTGACTGCTTAGAACGCGTTGAAATTTTAGAAAGCAAGATGGAAGAAGTTTTGCCTAGCATATCATAATAAATACTAACCCTTAAAAAATAGAAAACATGTTTAGATTAATTCAAGGATTCTCGAAATACGAAATTTCTGAAACAGGAATCATTCGTAATGTTAAAACAAAAATGATCGTTACAAAAGAGCAAGGCGGTACAACTTGCCGAATGATCGATGATTCAGGCGTAAGAAAGTCTGTGAAAATTTCTGAAATTAAAGCTGCTGGCGTTTCTGCTGCTGCTCCAAAGAAAGAAGCGAAAAAAGAAATCACAGCAACAAAAGCACCAAAGAAAGTGAAAGAAAAGAAAGAAGCGAAAGAGCGCGGGAAACTTTCTGATGCTCAAACTGCTGAGATTAGAACGATTTTCAAGAAAGGCGATACAAAGCAAAAAGACCTTGCAGCGCGTTTCAAAGTACACCCATCAACAATTTCTGAAATCATTAACTTAAAAACTAGAAACAAATAATGAGCAAAGCAGTCGTTATATTTTCGGGCGGTCAAGATTCTACAACGTGCCTTTTTTGGGCGCTGAATCGATTCGCTGAGGTTGAATGTATTACATTTAACTATGGGCAAAAGCATGTGATCGAACTGAAGCAATCAAAGATCATTTGCGAAAAAGCAAAAGTGAAACAAACGATCATCGACATTTCTTTCTTAGATCAGATCGTGGAATCAGCATTGATTTCGAATGGCGACATTAATGCAACGAACGAAAAAGGACTGCCTGCTTCATTCGTCCCGAACAGAAATCAGCTGTTCATTACATTAGCACACGCATACGCTCAGAAGATTAATGCAACGCATCTGATTACTGGAGTTTGTCAGACAGATTATTCAGGCTATCCTGATTGCCGTCAAGACTTCATCGATGCTGTTCAGCTTGCTTCGAACATCGGGTCAGATTCTAAAATCACAATCTTAACTCCACTGATGCACCTCAGCAAAGCGCAAATTTTTAATCTTGCAGCTGTTAATAATTGCTTAGAAGATGTGATCGAATTAAGTCATACTTGCTACAACGGGAACAGATTTAAAAGACACAATTGGGGGCATGGCTGTGGTGAATGTGCTGCTTGCAAATTACGAATGAATGGATATAAGGAATATAAACTATTAACAACAAACTAAAAACGATGCAAAAAGTAAATCCAAAAGTAGGACAAACAGCAGAAGGAAAATTGATTCCTTTCGTGAGTGAAAAATTTATCAAAGCAAAAGAATTGAAAACTTTTATCTTCAGTTCAAAGCAAAAGATCGAGATCAAAACATCTGAATTTTCAGCTGTGTGCCCTTTCTCGGGATTGCCTGATCTTGCAAAAGTGATCATCACTTATTTTCCTGATGGGAAGAAAGCAATCGAGTTGAAAAGCTTAAAATATTATTTCGTATCATTCAGAAACGTTGGTATTTATCAAGAAGCTGTTACAAAAAGAATCTTCACTGATCTGAAGAAAGTTTTGAAAACGAATCGCATTCATGTTGAAACTATTTATGCTACTCGTGGCGGGTTTGATGTAACATGCGAAGAAGGAAAGAAACTTGCATGAAGTATTTTTTCAGCAGTCCAGGAAACTCAGAACAAATCCTGAACGAATACAACGTGAAAAACTATTTGCTTTCATTCGCTGTCGATGCGAAAGCTGCAAAGAAGTTCATCGGGCATGACATCATTATCGATTCAGGTGCATTCAGTGTTTGGAACAAAGGTGGATCGATAGATATAAATGAGTATCTTAAATTTTGCAAACAGCAACCGCAAGAATGGACGTTCATAAATTTAGATGTTATCCCGAAGACAGGTTCATCAGCTGAAGATATTGAAGAATGCTGCAAACAAGGTTTTGAAAATTTCTTGTTTCTGAAACAGCATTTGAAAAATGTGATGCCTGTTTTCCATTACGGTGATGATATAAAGTGGCTACATGAATATATTAAACATGCTGACTACATAGGTATATCTCCCGCGAACGATACGCATGAGAACATTAAACGTGCTTTCTTGACTGAAGTGTTCGACATCACGAAAGATCGCATTAAAACGCACGGATTAGGTTATTCATCATTTAAAGGCTTATCGATGTTTCCTTTTTACTCTGTTGATTCGATCAGCTGGAAACGTTATCAGATTCAGATCGATCAAGAAAAGATTGGGATGTTGAAGTGTAAAGCACTAAGATTCTTGGAGCGAAACAGAATAAAAGAGTTTTTGGAATTAGAACAGAACATCACAAACATCTGGAAAAAACGAGGCGTACTATGGCATTAGAGAACTTTAAAAAGATAAATTCAAAACTGATTGATGTTGCTGCTTGGAGCATTAAGAATGAGAACAGCGATTCTTATAAGAAGCTTCGCGCATCAGTTCTGAAGAATAGTCAAACGCAATTATTTCTTGTCAGAGAAAAAGAAGACGGACGCTTCGAAGTGTTTAAAGGAAAGAAAGCTTTCAAAATAATATCTGAAAAAGAAGACATCGACTTGATCTGTTACAATTACGGGAAGATTTCTGAAGTTCAATCAAAGCTTATCTATTTAGAAAATTCGATCATTCATTCAAATAACTATATCGAGGTAGGTGAATTGATAAAAAGCTTGCTGAGTGAGTTTAAGGACTACGAAATCGAACCTTACATCAATTTCAATCTTGAAGAAATGAAGGACTTAATAAATCTTGCAAACTTCGATTGGGACAAATACAAGAAGAAAAAAGTAAACGCAATTCAAACACTATTTTAAAATGCAGAAAGAACCACATTTAGTAATTTCAGAAAAGTTTTATTCGTTGCAAGGCGAAGGAGTAACAACAGGCTGCCCATCGATCTTCATTCGTTTAGCGGGCTGCAACATACTCTGTCAAGGTAAAGGGTGGGTGTGCGATACTATTGAAGTATGGAAATCAGGATTGAAAATTGATTTCGAACGTGTGCTTAGTAAAGGAGAAGTTGAAAGCTTAAAAAAAGGTGTACACTTAATCTTTACGGGTGGAGAACCGTTGCTTCATCAGCAAAAAATTATTGATTATTTAGACTATCTGAATAAAACTTATTCAATGATTCCTTTTGTAGAGATCGAAACGAACGGGACAATCATTCCTGATCCGCGCCTTGTTGAATACGTTTCACAATGGAACGTATCTCCGAAGCTGTCGAACTCGGGAGTGACAGAAGAAAAGCGAATCAATCCTTTTGCGCTTGCAAAGTTTGACAACATCGAAAATCTGATCTTTAAATTTGTGATCGCGAATGATAAAGATGTCGAGGAGTTGCAATATTTTTTGCCCATGAGCCAACACAAGATTGTTTTAATGCCTGCAGGCGCAACACAAGAAGAATTAAACATCACTCGCATGATTGTTGTTGAAGCTTGCAAAGCTTACGGTTACAGGTATTCAGAAAGATTGCACATTGTTATTTGGAATAAAAAAACAGGTGTATAAATTTTTGTTTGTCGATTCTATTTTGTAGTTTTACAAAATATTATTGAAAACAAATCTTTTGTGTCGCTCCAAAAGACTAAGATAAACGGTTTAACAACCCGATCCCTTAGACAATTGCCAGTTGAGCGACATGGTGAAAGTTTAGGGGATTATTTTTTTAATACAATATCGAATGAGTAAAATGCCTTACATTTCTTTTTATGTTGGTGACTACATTAAAAGCACACGCGTTCTTAATTTAGAAGAAAAGGGAGCATGGACAGAAATACTTTGGCACATTTGGGAACATGGGCAAGCTGGAATTATTGAAGGAACGTGGGAAGATATTTGTCTGATCATCGGCTGTCCTGATCTTCAGAAATGCAAAAGTATTTTTAGCAAAATTCTAGCAAAAAAAGTTTGTGAATTAGTCGTGATTAATGCTAATAATGACTTATCTTTAGAAACAGTTAGGATCGTTAATAGACGGATGGAGCGGGAGTTTAATTTAAAAAAAAAACGTAGTGAAATAGGAAAATCAGGTGGCGAAGCTAAAGCAGAAAATTCTAGCAAAGCTTTAGCAAAAACCTACCAAATTACTGATAATGATATTGAAGATGATATTGAAGATGATTTTAAAAATAAAATTGATATACAAAGTAAGCTGTCGGAATTTTATCTATTCCGTAAACAATTAAAAAAACCGATTATAAAAGCTTCAGTTAAATCATTTAGAGCGAAGTTGATCAAACTATCAAACGCGAACGAAGCTGATGCAATCGCGATTCTTGAACAGTCTATCGCTAATGGATGGCAAGGTATATTCGCACTTCAACAACAAAGAAATGGACAACAAAATTCAAATAACAGAACAGAAAGGACAGGATCTATTGCAAATGCTAAAGGCCTCTCCGAAGCAATATTGGACGATTATAGCTCCAAAAACGGCAGTTGAAGCGTTCGAAAGTCAGAGCATGTCAGTTGCATTGATGCGAAAAGAAATGAGTGAAGTCGTGACTAAAGCATTTTTAATGTACATCGTAACTGATCTTGTAGAATCTTTCAACGTTGGGAAGACAATGGATGCAATGCAAGCAGCATTCACAGTGAATGGGATAATTGCTGATTATTGGTTTTTAAAGCCTGAAGAATTAAAATATTGTTTTAATGAAGCTAAAAAAGGAAGATATGGAACAATGTACGATAGAATTGATGCTGCTGTAATATTCGGATGGATTGAAACATTTTTAAAAGAACGAACACAAATTTGTTATCAGAAGAATGAGGAGCAGAATAAGCAATACAATACGGGCACAATACACCCTGATGTTGCGGCTAAGTTGAAGTTGAATATCAAACAACCTGAACCAGTTAATTTAGATTTGATCACGCCTAAAAAAAGAGAACAAACAGAACAGGAAAAAATTATTCAAGATTTATTTAAAGAGTTTGATGAATTGTATAAGGAACAAAACAAAACTTTTGATGATACAGGTTTTAGAGTTGTGTTATTTAAAGGAGAATTGTTGTCAAGCAGTCAATACATATCAACACGAATTGAAGAAATACTAAATGATAAAAAAAATAAAAAAGATTAGTATCGAAGTCAAAAGACTTCTTGAAAAGTACCCACACTTACGCGATTCAGACAATAAGCTTGTAGCTACAATATGGAGAAACGAAATGGGAAAAGATGATCAGCAACAAAGCAAGTCGCTGAGTACAACAGCATTCTGTTTCTTAGAAGCACTGTCTTCAGGAAAGCATACTTCAGCTGACATCATCACGCGAGCAAGGAGAAAAGTTCAAGAACAAAATCCTTTCTTGCGAGGCACATCATACAGACAAAGAAAAGATAAACAAGAGGAAGTTAGATCACAAATAAAATCAATATGAAAGCAGTAAACTGGGGAAATAGACCTTTTGAGGAATTAAAGTTAGTAGTTTTTAAAGTGTTTGATCAAGAAGAAACGCTGCCTTTTTTCGATGCAACAGATAAACAGATAATCGATTTCTTAGCAAAGAAGTACCACGAAACGGTAGTAATTGTAAGAACAGAAAAAGTTGAAGTTCTTAATGTAATAACTTATAAACCTGTAGAATACAAACTGGAAATATCTAAATTAAAATCAAGCATCGATCTTGCTAAACGTGATGAAATACACAAAAATGTTTTAGCAATTAAAGAAAAATATGAAGAAAAAGAAAAAGGAAAAAAATGATTCACAACGCGAATAGATATGCAAAAACAAACGGACTGAAGAAAGAAATTCAAGTCAGCGAAAACTTAACACATCGATTCGTTGTCGTTACGAAAGATCATTCAATCATTGAAGCATACAACAGAATGCTGTCGAATAAGAATTCAGATTTAGAATTGAAAAAAATAATATAAAAATGACACATCCACTTTTAAACGGTTTCGGAAGCAGCAGATTCAGACCTGATCCAAAGAAGCCACCGACTGAAAAGAAAAAGCCTCAGCCGATAAAAAAGCAAAGCGCAAAGAACATTCGCAACACACGCGAGTACTCAGAAGGAAGAAAGATCTTTCTTGCGATGCCTGAAAATAAATGGTGCTATGTTGAAGGATGTGGAAAGAGAGCGAACACAGTTGATCACATTATGGGTCGAGAAGGATTCGCAGATGATCACGCAAGAACAAACAACATACCTCTGCTGCTTGATGAACGCTACTGGAAACCTTGCTGCTTAGAACACAATTTAGAAATGGAAACAAATCAAGAACTTAAAAACAAATATCATCTTAGCCAAATACACGGAGGGAAAATAAAGTAATGCAAAGAAAAAGTGCAAAAGTTTTAGCAACTGAAAAGTGGGTTGATGCGTACACAGAAATGAATCGCAGACCGCCTACCTATAAAGAAATACAAGAAGCATTCGGCATTGGAAAATGTGCTGCATACGCTCGCTGTTCGAAGTTCAGACACAAAATGAGCCAGCACACTAAACCGAAAAAGATTCTTTCGCCTTTAGAAATAGATGAAATACTTCTGAAGCAATTTCCTAGAACAGATACACTTGGCGGCATATTGATGGATTTACCTACAAACAATTACAGAATCGAAGGCGCTGTGTGGGCAATTAATAATATTCACTTATTCAATAAATAAAATGATAAAATTTGATTCAGAACAGGTTGTCACAGATAAGACAGCTTTAATAGTTAAACACCCAACAGGTATTGTTTACGAAGTGCAAGCAGGCGGTATTGGTTGTACTCACCCTAAAGTTGAAGGATTCATTCTTGATTGGGGAAATTTAGGACAAGATTTTGATGATTGTTCTTTTGGATGTGCATACATTTCACAAGATGAAGGATTGCGCGATAAGCTTGCAAAAGCTTTGTCAGAATATTTATTAAAAGAAACAGAGCGAAGCACATGTCAAACGCTATTTGATTTTGACAGAGTGAGCGAACTTGAAGAAGGTTGGTGGCCAGTTGTTGTGATTGGAAAAATAGCTGATCAAAGTGTAAACTGGAAAGGATATTTACACACACAAAATTGCGACTAATGAAAACAACAACATTCACTTGCAACTTATGCCGAGATAAAAAAGAAAGAAAAGACTTGAAATGTTTTTATTTCAAATGCGATATAATTCCACAACAGTTTGTGATCGTAGATGATGTCGAAAAATCTGATGTTCACATTTGTACATCTTGCTTAACTGTAATTGAAAAGAATTTTTTAACTAAATAAATAAAACAATGAAAGAAAGAACAGCAACCTACAACGGAACAACGATAAAAGTTTATCGTTCATCAGTAAGAGCAAACACTTGGATTAATTCGAATGATTGCAAAACAGAATACAAAGAAAGCGACTTAAAATTTATTGACTAATGAAAAAGTATCTGCTAAAACTTTGGTGGTGCAAGCTGTGGAGATTTCACGATTGGACTTCGCAAGTTTACAAAAAAGAGCCTCCACCTGAAATCAATACGATTGAAGATTACTGCAAGTGGGCTGAAATGTACTGTGATCGATGTGGACACGTTTCAGAATTATCAAAAAACTTCACTAAAGAAATGAAAGAACGATGCAAAAATTTGGAATTGAAATAAGAAAGATTGGCGATGTGAAAGCATTGTTCGCGGACGTTGATTTAGTGCTGAAGAAATTCAACATGAATCCTCAGAGCGTAAGCGATGAAGCAAAAGCATCAACAGTCGCCCACGCACTTCAGAAGATGTTGAAAGTCGAAAGTCACTTTTCTGTTTGCACAATTACAAATTGCGCGAACATTTGTCAAGTATGTATTTCGAAAGAGCGACTTGATTTGTATCATGCAGCACATTGTATAAGCTGGAATGAAATGCTTCCCGATTACAGACAATGCCTTGTTGCTATGATTTTAGATGATTTCAGAACAGTTTTAAGCTAATCACATGATAAGTATATCAACAATCTGCAATAATGCTGAGCGCGAAAAGATCGCTGAAGCAAGAAAGAAGAAACAAGTCTGTGACTATGCTTGCCACAATGTTCAAGTAAAAACAGAAAGAGGCTGTCGCAAGTGTAGTGAAACAATTTCAAAAACAAAATAACATGGAAAAAATATTCGCAGAATTTATGCACACTTACTTTTGGGTTTTCATATCGTTAATGGCACTAATGGTTATTAATAATTGGGACAAGAATCCTAGCGACACTCAAATTAAAAAGATTAACTTTTGGCAAATTGTCGCAATCGCTTTATTCATAATGAGTTTTAGATATTAGAATGAAAACAGAACTGATCAAACCGCTTCCACATAAAGAAATTGAAATGCCCGAATGGTTTGCCGAAGACCCTCAAAGAATACTATATTGGAATAAGCGAATGCGTTTGATTTTTTTTGATCCAAAAGAAATTTATGAAAGAATTGATCACTTGATCGACCCTTTTTCAAGAAGACAAAAGCTAGACATGCACACAATGTTTCCAAAGATTGAAGGCTTTTGTGCTTGCGGCTGTGGTAAAGAAACAAAGTATAAGTGGGCAAATGAAATCTGTTCAGGATTTGGATATGTTGTTTATTCGATCATTGCTTATGGAACACCTGATGCAAGAAAGCTGATCGAAACTTATTATGGAAGTAATTGTGTTGAATGCGGCGCTTCAGATCGTTGCGACATTGATCACATAGTTCCAGTAAAACACGGAGGAGGAGCGTGTTGGCTTAGCAACTTCGTTCCGCTTTGCAAAGAATGTCACAAGAAAAAAACAAAGAAAGATTTCAATTGGGCTGAATTTAAAATCGATACATCGAATCAAATAAAAATTAATCTATAAAACTAAATGGCAAAAAAATCAGAAGAAAAAGAAGCGAAATCACCTTACACAAGCAAGTGGATTTTAGAAAAAGCAATTCCTATCATTAGAGAATACAATGGGAATTTCACGATTCGTGCTTTGCATTACAGACTTGTAGGCGAAGGCATGACAAACAATGACAAGCACTATAAAAAAGTAGTGAACACGATGATCAAAGCGCGATGGGATGGAGATGTGGAGATGGATGCTTTCATGGATCACGAAAGAGAAACAATCGGTCAAACAGATTACGAAGCAACTGATGTGCAAACAGCTGTTGATGAAGCGAAAGAATCGATTCGTTTTTGGGCAGGCTATTACAAAAAGAATAAGTGGGAGAATCAGCCAAACTATGTTGAAGTGTTCATTGAAAAGAAAGCTTTGCAAGGCGTGTTTGAGCGCCCATGTAAAGAATGGAAAGTTGCATTGAATCCTTGCAAGGGCTACCCATCATTAACGTTCTTAAATGATGCAAAAGATCGTTTTGAAGCTGCTATTGAAGAAGGAAAGAATCCAATCATTCTTTATTTCGGTGACTACGATTGCAGCGGTGAAGATATTCCACGCAGCATTGTTGAAAATCTTGAAAAGATGGGCGTGACAGTTGATCTCAGAAGGGTTGCACTGAAGAAGGAACAAGTGATCAAATGGAAACTGCCGCCAGCACCAACGAAAGAAAGTGATTCGCGAGGTGCTAAGTGGGACGGGTTAGGACAAGTCGAACTGGATGCTGTGATGCCTGACAAGATCGAAAAGCTTTTAGTCGATTCACTTGAAAGTGTTTTCGATGAAGATTTGTATGATGAATTAAAAGAACAGCAAGCGACTGAAAAAACAGAATACAAAAAAATTCTGAAGCGAGATTTCAAACAGCTGCTTGATTAAAAAAGAAAAGCGCCCAACTATTTGTTAGGCGCTTTTTTATTAACATGTCGCTGAAAAGTGCGCTTGAATCAGAGGCGTTCAGCAATTGATTATTAAAAACCGATCACGACTGTTTCTTTCTCGTTTCTGTGTCGAATGTAGTCCATCGGAAATGCAACACGATTTTCAAATGGCTTGATCTTATTAGTCGTTAAAGCATATTCATAAACGAAATCCGAACAAATATCTTTTCGATCATTCTTCTTGATCTTCAGATTCCATCCGAACTTGCGATTTAATAACTCTTTAAACCCGTTTCCGTAGTCATACAAAACAGTGTTCATATCTTGACGAGCCATCAATAATTCCATCGCTTCGTTTTCTTTTGAATCATCTATTGATTGAATCACGCAAAAATCTCCGTTTTTATAGTCATTTATGCGCTCAGACAAACGATCTGACTCCACTCCGTTGCTTTGGCTGTCAAGTATAAATAAACCCTTGTGTGATTCTATAACGATGCCAATGTGATTAAAGTAAGCTTTGTCACAATTCTGAATGATCTTAGCTAGTAATCTTGTCCCTCTGAACAAAACTAAATCACCGTCTTTTATCAGTGGACGAATGCGCGCGTATTTTTCTTGAATAGTTTCCATATTGATTGCCGCTTTAGGTTGGCGCTCCCTTGTTTTATGGTTTAACGATTAAAATATGTTTTTGATTTGGAATGTATGCGAAATCAGTGTGAAGCCAGCCCGATGCTATCGAAACATCCTCGATTCGCGTAACTCCGTTTGCCATGAATGTCACTTCATTATCTTTTATGATCTGATGAATTTCGTTGTAATCAACTTCTTTTCTAGTTCCGTCCATCATTACAATGAAAATTTCACAATCAAAAGCATTTATAAAACGATGCTGTGACAACTTCGCACCCTCAGTACAATCAGGAGGACGGAATCCTGAAAATTGTTTCACTCCACCAACGTGCCAATTGTTGATCACGATTGAAACGCCTTTCACTTTATCAGCGCCAAGCTTGTTTTTATAATAAGTACCGAAAAATGATTTATAAAACTCAGCGCATTTCACAGCTTTTTCAGAAACGAACCACGTTGCATTCACTCCAAACGAATCGAAAATGCTTTTAGGAACGAATTCTTGAACTTTAAAATTTTGGCTTATCTGCATGATTATTTATTATTTAGTTTTGATAGAACACCTTCAAGACTTAACCCTAGCTTGTGTATTTCTTCATTCTGCTTATCAAGCTTAGCAAAAATTCCTTTTCTGAAATCAGCACTGCCATCTTCAAACTTTACGATCTTTGCTTCTAGCTTTATTACATCTTCCATTAAATCTGTGATTTTGTCTGTGTTCTTTTCGCTCTTTTGTTTTAGCACAAAGAATGTAGTTAGCATTGAAATCACACCGCCAATTATCAAAACAACGTCCATGATTCTGAACGTGATGTCGGTTACATTAGTTTGAAGAAATATTGAATAGATCATACGCATTTTATTTTTTCAAATATAGATAATTTTTTTTAATTCGCAGTCGTAATTGTGATTGGTTGTGTAGGTAATGTATTCCAGTTTGTTGCATTTGAAAGTGTACCAATAGTCCATCCACTAGCACCACCGCTAGAATCTATATCAGTAATATCCAAATAAATATTGCTTTGGGTTGGAGGGTTTGTAATAACTAAAATTGCCTGGCTTCCACCTGAACTTGATTTGATTAAAGAATGTGCCGCACTTGTTCCGACAGAACAATTAATTCCAGTTGTTATTGTATATGTTTGTGTTGCAACTAAAGTTAAATCTCTTGCGTTAGCAATTGTTCCACCCGAAAAACTTAAAGTTCCAGCAGTAAATACGCCTGATCCAGCAAATATAGTAGTTGAAACAATTGTCAAATTTGTTAGTGAAATATTTGAACTCAATGTTATTGTTGATGCTAGAACACAAGATAGCGTTGTTATTGTTGAACCTGTTAAATTCAATGTGCATGAAGAACGAATTGCCAATGTTCCCATAGTAAAGGAACCGCCACTCAATGTTAATGTATTAGTTCCATAGCAAACAGTATTTGTTCCTGTGCCAGTATATGTACCTGTAATAGTTGTTGTTAATCTTAATTCAGAATTTGAACCTGCACTCCATGTTCCTGTACCATCTAGTATTAAATTTGTTGTGCCTGTGAGTATTCTATTACCAGCAGAAAACACATTTAAGTTCCCGCCAACATTCATCGTGTTTCCATTAATCGTAACAGCTGCACCTGCGCCTGTTGCCGAAACTGTTAGGTTATTAAAATCCCAGTTATCAGCAAGAGTTATTGTTGTAGTTACTCCATTTAAAGTTATATTACCAGCAATTACTCCATTAGATGTTAATGTAGCAGTTGCATTTACAGCCAATATTCCTGTGCCTGCAATAGTCATAGCAGCATCCAAAGTAACATTACCCGAAACAGTTAATGTATTATTAAATGTTAATGTTCCTGTATGACCCCCGCTAATAGTTAAGGACAAACAAGCAGATGCTACATTCGCTGTTATATTTGCATTAGCACTATTCGCATCTATGATAACATCATCCACTGAAGTAGGAAACGCAGCACCACTAGCACCACCACTTAGCAAAGACCAATTTGTGTTTGAGTTCCAATTGCCCGTTCCACCAGCAACTAAATATTTTGTTAATGCAAAGCTGTTTAATGAAAACAGAATTGCAAAAAGTGTTATAATATATTTTCTCATGGTACAATTGTTATTACAAGTTTGACTTTAATACCTAAACTGTTTGCATCGAAATTGCATTTAAGAATATCCCCAGCCGTGACGGCAATAGATAGTCCTGTAGCTTGATTTTTTATAGCTGAACTTAAATTTGGTTTTGTTGCCCAAATTGCATCTGCTACTGTTGGTGGATAATTCGCATACGTATCTTTCCAAGTGTCAATTGTCACACTACAAGTTACAGGTGTGCTAGATATTTCTTCAATTGTCCATCCTGTTATTGTTCCATTGAAATCTATTGTCGCTATCGCTGTTGAATTCACAGCAATCGTTCCACCCTGTCCATCAAACGTGAAGACTTTGCTCACAGTGCTAGGCCCAGTCGGGCCTGTTGCTCCAGTGCTTCCCGTTGCACCTGTCGTGCCTGTTGCACCTGTAGGCCCAGTTGCTCCAGTAGCACCAGCACTTCCTGTGGGCCCTGTCGCACCTGTTATTCCAGTCGCGCCTGTTGCGCCTGTCGCTCCAGTCGCGCCTGCGCTTCCCGCAATCCATTCTAAGTTATAGTTGTCTGAAGAAATCGTAAGCACATCGCCCGACACACCATCAGAAGGAATTGTTCTTTGAGCAGAAACAAATCCAGCTACTAAGAAAAATGTCAATATTAAAATTATTTTTTTCATGTGTATTAATTATTTAAGTGAAACGCCAAATCCCATTTGTATAACAGATCAAGCGCAAACTATTTCCTTTCTTTATTGTTATTGAAGCGTTGATCGCAAGCAAAGTATTAACTTGCTTGAAACGTTCGCCTGTGGCTGGAAACAAAGCTAAATCTTTTGCTGAAGTATTAAATATTTCTCGAATAGAATTTTTTATTGCAGCAGTTAATTTCGCACTGTCGCCATTCGTTGCAACAGTTTCAACAACGTTATAATGTGAAGTGATAACAGTTGCATTCGCCTGACCTCCACCCGCAAAAGCAGTGATGCCTTCTTCAGTTGAATTTTTTAATTCAGGATTTAATTCTATATGATTTTGAATCAGAACGAGCCCTGTATAGTCTAATGAATTCCACGCAAGAACACCATCACCAACTTTTGTTTTGTTAGTGTCCGTTTCTCTGCCTGTTTGCTCATATTTAAGTATGGGGTTTTCGGCTGCAAATTCGGCTGCTGTTCTTTCATCGATCATCGTATCACAGTTATTGTTTCACAAGCTGAACTTTTTATCACTCCTTGAATGCCTTCTTTGAATTCTGTTTTAACCCAACTCAATCGACTTCCTTTTGGATATACTGGTTCATAGCCTGCTGATTTAACGATCATTTTTCTTTTCAGATTATAGTCAGCATTGTTCTTATTATAATCTGATACCCACATCGAATCAGCCATCATTCCATACGTTTTAAAACGATCATGGATGTATTTAGGCATAGGTTTAGATAACCAATCATATCGCTGAACAGCTTCATCATTGACACGATCTTGTAATCCTGTTTGATGTTCAAGCATTATTTCCAAGTAGCCTGATTTCTCATAACCGAAAAATCCTTTTTGACGAATCGAATCATACAATCTGATGCCACACAAATCAAACACATATCCGTCAGTCGTTTTGCTTCCAATTTTTCCTGATTGATTTGCTTCGAACTTTGCTGTGCCATGCGCTCTGTTGCAATTCCAAAGAAACAATTCGAAAGGCTCAGATACAAGACAGTACCCGTATGGTTTTGGTTTCTGATCAACGACTGAAGGCGATTCAACCATCAATCGGTATGTTCCGCTGCCGTTATTCGTGTACACATAGCCCCAATTTATTTGAACTCCAATGTAATTTTTGTGAGCAGGGAAATAATTGTACTTGTAAAATGTTCCATAAGTAGTAACGTAAGGAAAGAGAGCAGGCAACGTTGATCCAATCACTGCAATATCTTCCCACTCACGAAAAGAATTTAATTTTTGCATCGTGAAGATCGTTGTCCTACGAAGTGAATCATCTAAAAAGAATGTGCTAAGATCATTTTCATAAGTCGATGTCGAAACATTCAGCGACCCGAACACAGGATTTTTATAACATTGTCCTTCAAACTTTCTGCATTCATCAAGCGAACAGCTTACTAAAGGCACGAATCCAAGCAACTGAATGGGCACAATGTTTTTCACAGCTACGATAGCAGGCGAAGCGACAGCGCCTGAAATGACACCAACAGAGCCGCCAACAGGGTTCACTGATATAGGAGTATATGAAATAGGATTTGCTGACATTATAATTTAATTACAAGTTCGTAACGAATTCTCCATTTGAAATCTGAATCGCCTGCTGTTTCATCAAGCCCATCTTGTGTAGTGAAATAAACTCCTTCATCCTCCACAAGTTGAATATCGCCAGCAGCAGCAGCATTCTGTTGTTGTCCCATTACAGTATTCGATCCTGTTGCAATAAACGCTGAAGCAAAACCGAACTGCTGTTTCGTAGCAGTCCCGCCCGTTTTTAATACTAACGTTCTGCCTGAAGCGTAAGGCGTAGTGCCGAACTCAGGCTTTAGATCACAACGAATGATTCTCGCATAATACCCGACAGGCACACTAGCTGAAGGAATTGCAGGCACAGGAATAGTTCCACAAGTCAGCGCATCAGCTGAAGCGAGTACACCCGTTAATTCATATTCACCTGTCAAATCTTCGATGGTGATTTTTTCTGTTGTGCCTGCAATTACTCCTGGTATTGGAGTGTTTCTAGGTATCGGTGCTGTCGATGCAGGTAAGTTGTCGATTGTTGAATTTGCCATTTGTCTAAGTATTTAATAAAATATAATCTCCGTTTTCTTGTAACAATGCGCTTCCGTCTTCTTTCAATAAGATGTTCGCAACTGAATAGCCTAAACGCGGAACGATAATGATGTTCGTTGAATTATCATCTTCAGGAATCGTGTACCAAGATTCAAGAATCACACGATTTGCAAAAACGCTTAATCGAATGTTTGCTGATTCTATTTCAGGAACAGGAGGATTGTAATTCGGCAACCCGACTGAAGAAAAAGGCGAATCATCTTCTGAATCAAAATCAGTACATGCAATTCTTCTATCAAATATACTGCCGAATTCATCACACGCAAACATCCACCCGTTGAACTCCGTCATGCCTGCAGGAAATACACTTGTATCGCCTCTGAATGTTGCTTTGATTCTTGTTTTTTCTTCCTTCATTAAGCCTTCAACTTCATCGCCTGCTTCATTAAAATACTGAATCGTAAGATCAAAATCGTTTCCAGCTGTTGGCGCATCGCTCGCTTCTAAAATTGAAACGTTTGTTTCAGCTTGATAAGTAGTCACGAAATCATCATACCCAGCGACTTGCGCTGTCATGCGTATTTTAAGAGCCCAACCGTATCCTGTTGAATAACGTTTCCATGCTTGTACAACGTTTTCAATGTCTTTAAAGATGTCGTATGAATCACCCAGCGAAGCTTGTACAACTTCTAACCATGATTCGAAACGCAATGCGAATGCGTAACGCAGCTTATACGCAACTAGCGTACCTGAATCACCTTCTTCATAACGAACGATGTCAGCGCGATTAAAAGGGTTATCATCGGGCAAAATAAATCCGCGAGATGTTTCAATATTTATGATCTGCTTATCATCAAGCTTTCTGAAAAGTGATGTATCAAATATTTTTTCTTCAAGTACAAAATCATCGTTATCTGTTTTTGTCGAAACGATCTGAATTTTTATATTCTTCAGAGTAGGCGACTTCTGATCAACGACAGCTGATTCAATTCTGAAAGGGATTTCGATGTACGATGGATCGCCCTCATATCCTACAACATCATTCGATTCAAACACTCCAGCATTAGGGAACTTGAAGCAATGAATGTAGTCAATCAATGTTAAAAGTGAATCATCGCGAAGATCATAATCAGCATTTTGAAAGTCAGCAAGCACATTCACTCTGTCGATGTTTTTTGTTGTTGTGATCGCTTCATCTTGACACGAAACTACAAACGCATAGTAACGATCATTAGCTGATTTTGCTTTTAAAAGTGCTTTTGTAATAGAAGAATAATCAACTTTGAAAGTTATTATGACATAATTCGCATCAACAAAACTCGCCTGAATGTCTGTTAATGATTGATAATCTGTGCCGAATTCAATGCCATTCACTGCTGCCGCATCCATCAAGATTTTCTTTTTGTCTAAGCGAATGTTTTGCAGCAATGTTGTTGAAGTATTAACGTATTCGGCTTCGTTAAGAGGACAAAGAAAATGATTGACAATAAATTCTGAAGCGCCTGCAACAAATTTTCCTGAGCGAGAATAGATCGACAGTGTAACTAAATTGACAATTGAGCCATCAAGTTCAGTTAAAAATTCGCTCGTTACATCGTTCTGATATTGTATTGAAGCGATGGAATATTCAGGCAGCGTTTGGCAGTTCGATTGATTGAACCATCCCGCTTCGCCTTTCTCATTGATAATACTGCCTTTATGTGGAATAAAAGGATTGCATTCTTCATACAGTCCTTCGATCTGACAAATGTGTTTTAAGTGATTCCCTTTGACAAATTCTTCAGGAGCAACGCGATTCACAAAGTTTTGAATCAGTTCCTTCGTCCACATTCTTGTCATGTAGAAAACATGTGTGATCTTGAATTTCTGTTTGTAATCGACTATGCCATCACCCTCCACAAACCCTTCGCCTTCAACATCATTCGAAACAATATCTGTCACCCATCCAAAAGATTTTGTCGCAATAGTAAGCGGCACAGGCGTTGCGACTGTTGCATCTAAGCCCGTTGCAGAATATTTTTGAACTGTTTCTTTATCTGTTGCAGAAACAAAATCAACTTTCGTGCTGTTGTTTGCGATCAGATCATAAAAGAAATTCATGTCAGTGATCGGAGTTGTGCCCCAAACATTAGCTGAATTCGCTGTTTCATCAACAACAACTTCAGCAACAGTGATCTGTCCATCAGTGATCGCAGTAATAGTGAATGAACTATTGTTCAACGCTGAGCCTGTCACATCAAACGTATCATCTAGCGTGAATCCAGCAGCAATAAAGCCTTTTGTTTGCCCAAGCCCATTGACAGGTGAATAAGCAATCGTGATCGTTTTATTCGCTGCATTGAAGATGAATTTCTGATTTTGAATCGCCCAAAAGAAGTATCCTTCGATCTCGCAAGTAACTTTGTCGCCTTGCAGCTGATTCAAATACTTAACACCTCCACCGCCTGAACCCGTGAATTCGTCAAAAAATAGTCGTGAAGTTGCTATAAATCCCATAATGCAAATGTAATTATTTTAATGCTTCAAAATATTTCTTCATCGCATCTTTATCCTTAAAGTCCATGCAAAGTATATTGTTCATTGATATGTAAGCATCAATTTTATATTCTGTCACTTTTCTTCCGATTCCAAAGATGCCTTTCTTGTGAACGACTTCAATCGTGATCTGTTTCGGTGGAGATGTTGGACAAAGATTTGTTATTAAATTATTAAACAGCTTGTCAGCCTCACCAATTCCTTTTTTAAATTGTTCAAACCCTTCTGTAAAACTCTGTTCATTCATCGTGTTATCCACCATCTGATGTCGTTTTTAAGTTATAATTATTTGTATATTTTTCTTTGATTCTGTATGTTACATCTTCAGCAATATCGTTGTGCAAGTTCCAGACTATCTTTTCAAACTTCCCATAACGCCCATCAGCTGTTCGAAGCACATTATTATTATTTATCTGCAACCAATCTGCTATCCCAAATTTAAACTTTTTATTCTTAAAAACCAACCATTGATTGTCGGAAATCAAAGCATTAAAGTGAAAGTCATTCATCAGTGATAACGCAGACCCCCACCCTTCAGTCGTGATCGTTGAAGATGCTGAAACATTAAGAACAGCAAATCCATTAAAGAACCCGCCAGTCATTACACCAGTAACTACTGCTGTAAATATAACACCAGGATAACCTGCAACAGTTCCTGTAACAATAACAGACGCAGGTCCTAGCATAGCTGTTGGTATCGTGATTTGTATGATTCCACTAGTTACTGTGGCAGCTGCAATTACAGTAGGCCCGAAAGGTCCTCCGATTGAATTGCCCGTGAACGTTCCATTTAGTGTGCTAGTTATAGTAGTCACAAAAGTTCCTTGAGAATTATTAGGCGATAAGAACCAGTCGTCACCGCTCTGAACTCCAATGAATCTTTTCTTTACGCCAATAAAATCAGACGAAAGCAGCATCCACCCGATGCGATCATTCCCGAAGAAAGGGATCGTGACTGACGGCATGATCGGCAACCCATCACTTCCAAGTACTATCGAAAGTACTGAAAACACAGGCTGCCCTGTCAAGAATCCAACCGCAATACCTACTTGCGTATTCGAAAGCCCAACATCTTCAGCACTCACAATCGATGGCATCCAGGACGAAAGTTTATCATTGATATTATCAACACGATCACCGATACTGTTGATAAACGTTGCACATGTATTCAATAATTCAAGCAATGCTTTTTCTAGTTTCGTATATCCTACCTTTCTACGCGCGAGCGCGAACGGCAATTCTACACGAACATTCCCGTGCAACAATTGATTCTTAGGATTATTCACGATTGCTGGCGTTGCTTGCGAGATCACATAAGTACCTTTATAGTCGTTGTAAGTATTCAAGTCCTGTTCATCTTTCTGAAAACGAATGATGTAAACAGCAGGAATTTCGTGTGCATTCGTCCCGTATGGTTCAGGATAAAGGAACGTATTTCCAACATCTCCTTCGTTCGGCAATCGATACGAATCAGCAACGTTCCAATTATTTATTTCTTCGAAGTACGCAGTGTTTCCTATGATGATAAGTTTCGCATGATACATCTGTTCCATATCATCGATGAACTGTTTGAATGTTCCTTCGTAATATCCATACGATTTAGGGTTCGTTGTTTCATCAGGCGGACGTTCAAAAATTTGCAATGCTGGATCACCGTCAGGAATCTTGATTTTAACAGGCATCAGCGTTGCACCCACATAACGTCCTTCGTATCTATCAGCTGTGCCTTCTCCATAAATAGAACTCACAAAATTGAGCCCGAAATATTCACAACCCTTCTTGAACAGATCAACTTCGCGCATACAAAGTTTTCTTTTGATAGGCTGAAGCAAGTTGTCAGCGATCTGCTGCATTAACTTAGCTGAAGCAACAACAATCGCCACTAAATAAATTAAATACAATACAATTTCAACAATCGTACCTATCAGCTGTAACCATGACAATGATTGAGAGATCGCGCGTGTGACAAGTGATGCAATTTTAGCAACACAATCGACAGATTCTTTTATGATAATGAAAAGTGAAATCGATAACAACATCGCCTGAGTGTAATCAGGGATGGAAGAAATTGCATAGGGAGTTTGTTTGTAATCTGATCGCGTGATTCTGCCTGGTGTTCCTGGAGCAAGTGAAGTCAAGTATTCGAATGTGATCGATTGTGCTTGCGTGTTCATCCAGTCAATCTTCCCGCTCTCTTTTATCGGACAAGTGATGAAATCTTTTTGAATGTCAAATGCTTCATGCGCTGTTTCAATACAGCCAAGAAATATTTGCTGCGGAGAGATCGAGCCTGCAAATATTCTCAATCCTATTCCTTCAAATATACCTGTCCCGCCTGTCAGACCTGCTTTATAGTAGTTATAAATCTTGACTGCATTTTCTTTTACCCATTCAAAATTGATCGATTGCAATTGCGATTGATAAACTTTTCCATCGAAAACTGTCTGAATCTTCATTGCTTTCCAGTTTCTAGGAGGCGGCACTTTTACCCAGCCCGCACCAAAATTCATTTCAAACTTTAAATCTACCATGCTAAATCTGTATAAATACTATCCGTTCCAGTAACTTCAGACATCACAACGCCATCGATCAGTATCTTGCAGATCATTGAATCGGCTGGAGCAGCTGAATTCTTAACACTCAGATAAAAATATTGTAAGCTAGTGTGCCCAACAATATGCTGTTCTGAAAATGAAGTATAAAAATTGTTTATAAGCGAATTGAAGTCACCGCCTTTCCCTAATCTTACGACTGTTGGAGTTGATGGCGTGAGGACAATGAATTCGACTGTGTGCGAAGTGTAAACAGGCTCAGGTTCAATGACAGGAGCGACATTGTTTTCTTTCTCACAGCTTGCGAAAACGCAGCAAATAAATCCTAATAATGTTAGGCACATTAATACAAAATAGATTTTCCTTCTCATTTTTTTACGATTTTAAAGTGATCATCAAATGCAATTATTTCAAATTCTGTTTCCATTAATCTAAGAACGTTTTCTTTTTAGTGATGTAAGTGATTCCTCTTTCAATTCTTGTTTCTATCAAGTGACCTAATCCATCGAAGCTGTATGATGTTTCAGGCTTATCTTTTACTGTTTGCGTTAAGTTGCGAATCTCGCTGATCAATGTTCCTGTTAATGAATCGCCTACTTGTTTTGATCTGCTGACATCTGATAAAGCTAAAGAAGAATCGAAATTCGGCTTCATAATACTGTCAAACATTAACGCATTGCGAACTAGATCATCATTCGAAATTCCTTTCAATTGATCATTCTGTTCTTTGCTTAACACTCTTTCATTCGGGTGTAATACCCACAACTTACCGCCTTTCGAATCAACCGAACCCGCTCCGCCTGTATCTTCAGTACCTTCAAAAGCACTTCCCGCAATCGCTTTGCTCAAAAGTTTAGCAGTCATTATATCTCCACTCGCGCGTAACAACGCTTGACCTGATTTCATGTCTTGACTGATATAAGTTTCATACGCTTTCAAGAATGCTAATGCTAATTCGACAGCTTCCTGTTGTTTAGCAACTTTCTTTTGTCGTTCTAATTCTTGCACTCTTTCTTTTTCAAGTCTGTTTTGTTTATCCATCTCATAAGCAAGCGTACTATCATTTCCAGCCGTTGCAAGTGCTAATTGCTGATCGATAGCAGATTTATTTTGTTCTAACTGATGATCATTATAAGCCATATTCTCAGCAGCTTTGCGATCTTCAGCCTCTCTCCAAATGTTCAGTAAATCTTCAGCATGTGTGATCGCGTTTTCTCTGTCTTTTTTATCTTGCTCCTTTTGCAATTCAGCTTTCTTCTTTTTATTCTCAATATCAGCAGCAACAGACTTCGAAAAGCCTACATCCTCAGCCTCCATCTTCGCCATTCCTTCTTGCTTGATCGCATTGTCACGAATTTTCTGCATTTCTTTTTCGTGATCGCGCCACAAATCTTCTAATGCGTTTCCTCTCTTAATCGCAAGCTGAACAAGGATTTCTGTGTGCCCTGCATATTTTTTTGTTTCATCATCGAAATTATCTTGAATTTCTTTCTTCTTTCTATCGTAAGAAATGCGGATGTTTTCAGTTTCTAAATCACGCAACTTCTTTCCGAAGTCTTCAACTGATTTTTCTTTCGCTCCAGCAGTTGCATCATCTTCGATCACTTGCTTTTCAGCCATTCTGTTTAATTCATCAAGAAGATTCTGTTGATTCTTCAGCTGAGCAGCCATCACCTTTTTAGAATTCGCGTTCGTTGCAGCAAGTCCGTCTTTAGCAATCTTCTGAATGTTTCTTTCAGTCATTGCAACAGCTTCAAGCCTTTGCGCTTCACTTTTCTTCGCGTTTTCTAAAGTCTTGATATTAACTTCATCCATCGCTTTGATAACTTTTTCAGTTGTCTGACGGACTTTCACGACATTCGCATCACCGAATACTGTTTCGAAATTATCAAGTATCTTAACGCCTTCATTCACTAAATATTCACCAACAATTTCTTTGAAATCATCGAATGCGTTCGCTAAACGCTTAGTTTTTCCTATCGTTGTTTCAAGTGCTTCAGCATTCGCGCCTTGAAATTTCGTTAATTTTTCAGTCAATAAAGCAAGATTTTCTGTCTTACTTCCTGTATCTTTAAACGTGATGCCTGCTAATTTTAATCCTTTCGTCTGACCGTTAATCGCGCTGATTGATTTTTCAGTCGCTTCAGCAAGTGACCATTTCATTTTTGCAGCTAAGTCAGCGATTTGTGGCGTAAGTTTTTCAACCTGATCGCCTGTCAATCCGAATACTGCAAGTTGTTGTTGGGCGATCTGAACATCATCATCAGAAAAAATTCCTTTATCTTGTAACTCAGCTGACTGTTTCATCAAGTGAGAAAACGCAAGCGAATTGCCTTCTAAAGCAGATTTCAAACGATGTGCGTTTTCTTCAGCTTCTAAAAATGCTCCAACACTTTCTTTTCCGAAATCAACGACCTGATGAACACCGAATGCAATACCCATCGCAGCGCCAATCTGCATTAATCCTGTTTTAGCATCTTGTAAAGCAGATGTATAATTTCCAACATTACGCTGATGCTGTCCTACTGTTGCATCAACATGTTTTAATTTTGCATCAAGATCAGTTAAATTTTTCAGCAATGCTTTCCCTGCAACGGAATCTTCTTTTTTTGCAAGAACTAAATCTTTGTAGGCTTTTCTGAGATCGTTCAAACGAATGCTTTCTTTCTGATAAAGAGAGATCATCCCTAGTTCGTCCTTCGCTGCATTCTTTACGATCTGATTATAATTCGCCTCTTCTTGTTTTAGTTTGGCGGTTTCGATTGATAATCTTTTCTTTTGTGTTTCTGCTTTTACTAAAACATCATTGAATTCATTTACTTTTTTAATGGAATTATTTATCTGTTCAACATCAGCAACATTTTTTGGAGAGCCACCCGAAATAGAACCCTTCAGCGAAGTGATTGCCTTCTTCATTGTTTCAGCAGTCTTCGAAAAAACAGTTTCCAGTTCTCTACCTTCAGCGATTAGCTTTTCAAGCGCGCCAGGTTGAACGAAATCTTCGTACTTTATTACATCACTCATTTGTTCCAGTTCTAATACTGTTTATATTGCTGCCCTCTTTCGTTTCGATCTTCTTGATCTCAATGTTCAACATTTTAACGCGTTCTTTGTCAGGATTAGGCTGCTTTCCTAAGTCAGCTAATTGTTTTTTGAACGTCCTCAAATTTTTTGCATCATTGTTTTCCATCGTTGATCATCTTTAAGTCAGTGTAAAATTCCACAACAGTCATTTTTCTTATGTCGATCTGAAACCCTTTCGCTTTTTCAACGAACGATTTTATCTCATAAAAGTTTTCGCCTCCTGATTGTTCTTTTATCGTTCGTGCTAATTCGATTTCTCTGATCTCAATAATTGTATCGATAGTATCATTGTTTGTTTCTGCTTTTTCGATGATTAACAGCGCGATTTCACGCTTTTTTTCTAAGATAGACAGAAAACCATCATTAAACCCGAATAAATCGATATAAGCATCGTATAAAACGCGCCATTTATCGCTCAAAATCAACGATTCTTTGTCAGAAATCTTCCTTTTTTTAACCAATAACCAAGCATAATCGCCCGTCTGATGCACCTTAAACCAGTTATAAATAGGCATTTCTTCTATATCTTCGTAGCAATTTAGCTTCATTTTCTGGCTTTTTTCAGTATTTTTTCGATCAAATTTTCATTAACTTCGGGCAATAACTCTGTTTTGCTGTCTTGTGTAAGCCCTAGTGCATCAGGGAAACGCTGTTTTATTGAATCAGGAAAATCTCCTTTAATCGCTAACCCTGAATTGTCTGTTTCTACTTTCATGCTGTCATACGAACCGCCCGAATCTTTCAATGTGATGTGATCATACCTCTGACCTTTCGCAATCTTTCCTTCAAATTTTGTTGTTCCGTAAATAGTTGCTAAAGAGTATTCGCCTAATGATCTCCCATCTGAATCGACACCCTTATCATACATTTGTGCTTGATTGAAATCAATAATTTGCGACTGAAGCGATCTCGTTGAAAAGATTTCTTCCATCATCTGACCTTTGTTGATCGATGCAATATTCTTTCCCAATTTTACAAACACTGACAACATGATCTTAGTATTTACAAAAATAGCCGAGAAACGATCTCGGCTACTTTCCCAATTAACAAAATTATTTTTTTCAGATTAAGGAATCTCAATCGTGTTCGCTTCAACTTCAGTGAAATCAAAACCTGCTTTGAGAGGTTTCAAGACAATGATGTCACCACTCGTTTGAGCAGGGAACGTGAATGTATAAACTCCCGCAGGCGATTCAACAACATCACCCGTGATGTCAATGTTCGCGTTGTCAGTTTCATTGAAAAGTTTTGCTGTCACAGCATCATCAGAAGAAACGAAATCTGTATCAATTAAATTCTTAACTAATACTGGAGTGATCACCGATCCACCATCTGTCACAAGTTTAGCTGTGAAAGTTGTTGTCGTGATTCCTGTGATTACACTTGTTACATCAATCAAGCCGCGTAACCCTGAAACGTTGTAAGACATTTCAGAAGCTTTGATCATTCTTAAATTAGCATCATCCTCGTTGATGTTAATGTCAAATGACAATTTTATTTTCTGAATCGCGCCATCTTGTGACATTTGCAAGATTGCATCGATTGTATCGCTTTCTAATTCGATCGGAGCGAATGTTGTTGCAGTTGAACCAACTTTTCCGATGATGTTATTTTCTTTATCAACACCAAAGATACTAATTCCGATTCCACGCATTGAACGAATCTTGCGAATCATTTGTGGAGGCGCATCTGAAGCAATGATGAAAGCTGCTACACTACGAACACCTTGTTCGATAAACACTTTCGTTTGATCACCGAATGTTTCCATCAGCGAATCACCTCTTTCGTTCACAACGTTTTTCACTTCAGGAAGTGGATACCAACGCTTAGAAGCATCAAGATCGTTTACACGCGCTGCAAAATAAGCCGCGTTTAAAGTCACAGTTGTATCGATTTCGTTTACCGCGCCCGTACTGTCATACGTTTGAACAGCGATAAACTTTTTAATTATTTTCATTACATCGACACAAGTTTGTCCTGTGTTCAACATGCCTATGTTACAATTTGCATCCATGATAGTTTGGTTTTTTAGTGATTAGTTGTACAAATATAATAATAAAATACTATTCAATATTATTTTTTTTCAGGTCGTGTTGGGAACTCTTTGTCAAAAGCTTTCTGATCAGCTGCATTCATTCCATTTTCATTTACTTCCTCTTTTATTGAAAAAGGCGTGATAAGTTTTGCATCTTTCTTCTTGCTTTCAGGAATCATCAGATTCTTATTTGCAGAAAGTTTATCAAAGGTTTCTTGTGACATTACAGTCACGACACCCGTTACATTGTTTTTTACTTTAAAATATTTCATATTAGTATGGGATTACGCTTGCGCTGATTAACATTGAACTTACATCTTCAGTAATATCGACACTCGGAGCGAGATTCGAAACAGCACCAGGATAAGTGGTGATTGTTTTTGCTCCCGTTGCAGAATAAACAGATTCAGAAGCACCGCCAATATAAATTACAGCGTCCTGTTTTATCAACAACCCTGCTCCAGCAACTAGAATAGCAGTTGCGCCATTCAATTCAAATGCTCCGCTTAATACAGTCGTGCCGCTATTGTGTGTTATGGCATCAGCTTCAGCACCGAACATTCCTTTGTTGATCTTTATGATGCCGCCCGAATTCACGATCTTTCCTGAAGCATAAATATGATCATTGAATTCAAGTGTTGTCGTGCCACTGATTGTTGCTATACCATCAGTATTAGTATTGAATACAGTTCCATTTATTCTGATCGTTCCACTCCCTGTATTGTAAATAGATGGAAGCCCATAGATACCCGCATTGTTGAAATAACATTTTCCATTTAATTCTACTGTTCCTATTGCAGCACTCACGCCCACATATCCAGCCCCTGCGGCATTATAAATAAATTCTTTAGCGTATGCAATTACTTTTCCATTATCACATTGCACAAGCCCGCCCGCTCCTATCATTCTGTTGCATGTGACAAATACTTGCCCGCTCGCTCCGTTAGTTCTGATAACCTGTTCAAGTCCCGACAATACTAAATCTGTTTCGATCTCAGCAACTAGAATAGAATTCCCCGTTGTCCAAAGCGTTCTTGAACTTGCTCCACCGCCCTCAGCATACATCGCTTGAAAGAAGAATGTTCCTACACCACTTGAAAAGAAGACAGCAGCAGCATTCGAATTGAATCTTCCGAAACCTGTAACAGAAAAAGAACCGTTCCCGAAATCATTAAAACAATTTCCGCTTGTCACTGTATTTGCTCCATGTTCGTAGTGATAACGAACACCATCAACGCCTAAAGAAGCTGAAGAATAATTGTTTGGCGATGGTTTGAATAGAATACAATCGCCAGCAGTTACAACGCTTTGAGCGCCTGCACCTGTTTTGAAAGGGAACTGTGTGCTGTATGGAATACCTGTTCCATCATCTCCGAACACATCATCGACAATGATCGTGCCGCCCGTTTGCTTTAAGCCTGCGAGTGCATACGCTTTCACTTGATCCCATGTGAACTTTTCTGAAACGCCCAATGCTGTTTCTTTTTCTCCTAAGTCAGTATCGCTGATTGATGCCGATACGCCTACTATTTCTGAAATTAATGTCATTGTGTTTATGTATTAAATTATGCTGATACTGTTCTTGTTTCTAATGTCGAAAGCGTTCTATCTCCTCCCTCTGATACTGTTCGCGCCAATGATGGCGGAGGAATTGGTGTTGGCTCAAATGGCGGACACTCGCAAGCATCCTTAAAATATAGTCTTAGCGTTGTGTATAAAGCAACGCCTGAAAGATTTGTTAAATATAAAGATTTTTCAGCACCCTTGCTTCTTGCAACGATTCCAAACTTCGGGAAGTTTTCTGTTTCGTATTCTTGAAAATCTGTATCGAAAATATCTGATCTTGTTACAAGTTCAATCAAGAATTGTTCGATCAATCTTCGCATGGGTTCAACACAGTGATGATGAATATCATCGTTCACCATTGCTGCAAGCTTTTCATCATACGATTGAGTGAGCGCATAAAGTTCGACATCGATTTCGCGTTCAACCATTTCTGAATCGAAATTCCTTTCTTTAAACGTTTCCCATAACCATAGCATAGGAGTTTTATCAGCAGCATCAACGACTTTTTCAATTTCTTGCTGAGTGCTGATCGGTGTTCCGTGATAGAATTTCACAGCATACAGATCGAAAGTGTCGTTCACATTGATCGTATTAACGCCCTCAAAGTTTGCTTTCAGCGTGACTGTTTCATTTTCTTGCGAAAAAGCAGTCACGACATAACTCAAATTATTGATCGTAACATTAAAGCCCGCTTGAATATAGAAGATGTCACATGCTGTGATTGTTTGAGTGCCATCAACATTAGCAACAACGTCTTCAACGATCACAGTTCGAACCATGCCCGTGATCACTTCATTTAAAATATCTATTATCGGACGTTTATACTTTGCCATCGATTACAAGGGTGAAAATTTTGTTCGTTCAATTATTCCTTTGAACTCAGGATAAATTTCAGGATACTTGTATTTGCAGAACCAGTGTATCGCATACCAAGTATCAAGTCCTCCTGTATTCCATTTCACTTCAGCTTTTCTGATCGCGTTCGCAGGTGATTGAACACTTGAATTTTCTGCTGTCTGTGATGCAATTCCGCTCTGTGAACTTATCATTTGCTCCTCTGAAATATACGCATAATAAATCACAATCAAAAGAAGATCAAGCAATCCTTTTGAAGTTGCGTATCTCAATTGTGTTTCATCTTCCCACCACTCAGTTGCAACATCAGCTTCAAGATAGAACGGAAGAATAATATCTTCGTATCGTTTCACTAAAGTTGTCAAGACTGAAGCATTCGTGTAGTCAGTAGGCAGTGTTCCTGTTGCAACAAAGCGAGTACCCACAGCGTTCGAAGCTGCTCCAACGTTTGTGAAATCATCGCCAGCAACATAAGTCGTGATCTCATAATAAGTATCAACAACTAAAGGCCCGATTGTTTGTGTAGGCTTTACAGATGCAATATAAGCGATCAGAAGGTCTGCCAGTTCTTTGCCCAGCAATTTGTATAGCGTGATCGTTTCGCCCGTTTCTACGCTATCAATGTACGACTGAATGACAATGTTATCAGCTGTCGATTGCGCGAGTTTGTAACGTCCTATGAACTTTGCGATGTTTACTAAAATCATTTCGTGGAAGTGTTAAATTAAAAAACCCTACCCAATTAGATAGGTAGGGTTTTTTCGTGTATGATTGAAAACGATTCTATTTTCGAAACAGTATTCGCGCTTGCAGTTTAGCTGACATAGTGCCCACGCCCGTGTACGATACTCTATACCAATAGTAAGGATTACCTGTTGCGGCTGTCTTTGTCCAAATCGTATGTTGCGCTGTTGAAACGTTCGTGATGTTCAACGTATCGCCTGTAATATCGACAAAGTTTGTACCATCAATACTTCCTTGAAGCTTCGCGTTACTGTTCGATGTCAGTGTTCCACTGATCTTCGTAACAACGGGCTGGATGGAAATGTACGAATAAGTACCATCAAATTTGATTTGAACATAACCTGTTCCAGTATTCGTTACTGTATCGATGTACACTCCCGTGTAAGAAGATGCCATCGGAAAGGTTGTTTGTGCTACTGATGTGATCGCGATAAGCGCCACTGCTAAAAAAGATATGATTTTTTTCATTGTGTTTTTGATTTAGAAATTTAACGTTTAGTTTTTTGTCTTTATAAATCCCACGCTAATTGCTTAGCGTGGGTAATGTGTTCGATGCTTATGGTGCAACGATAGCCGCTTTGATAGTTGCAATATCATCGTATATGAAAGCCTGTTCATCAAGCTTCTTAACGAATCCATGCAATCTGCTTTCAGCTACAATCGTGAACTGATTCGTGATCAACTGATCATTGATCCAACCGATTTTCACAGTGTAAGGAACGTAATCAGTTGTGTTGTATTTGCTCAAATCTGCAACAAAGATTTTCCCAGCAGGAATATCTTCGAAAGGCACGATCAATGCTCCACCAATCACTACTCTGTTGAACAAAGAAGCTTGCGGATACAACGGGTGACCGAATCCATCTTTCGCAGCAACTAACTGAGTGAAGAAATCCATCGGATTGATCATCACTAAATTCGCCATGTATGGAACTTCATCAGTGAAGTTGTGAGTTGTAAAGATGTCAGTGATCGCAGCATTTACAACATCCATGAAGTTCGCTTCAGGTACGCTCGCTGCCATTGCTCCAGCAACGAAAACACGTCCATATTCAGTTGCTCCTTTCAAGTTTGCACCTAAACCATCGCCAAACAAAATTCCGTTTTGACGTTTCAAATCGTGTTTAGATTTCAAATACTGATAAGCGATTGACTGCAAGTTAGGGATGTCGGTGATTGATTCATCAGAAAGAATCATGTGTGCTGCAACTTTCTTAGGCTCAGCATAACGAGTTTCAATTTTGAAATCGATCTGAGGCTTATCACCTTTCTCCAATACGAAATCAAAGTTCCCGTCTTTCGGCAATGATTCAGTATAAGGAAATGCAGCAAGGTTCGTTCCGAACTTAGTTACTAAGCCATCGATGATAGCTGTTCTTAAATTCACATTTGTTGGAGGCGCAACTTGTACACCAACCAATTCAGGAATACCATCAGGGTTTGAAGCTGAAGCATCAACCATCGCTCCTACTGCTTTGAACTCCAAGAAGCCTGTTCCAGCATCTTTTAATTCTTTGATTTTTTTAGCATTCTTTTCGATGAAGTCGTAAATCTGTGCGCGCACAGACTGACCTTTTTTATCAACACCTTTTTCAACTAATGCTTTCATATCAAGTTCAAGTTGCTTGATAGCATCTGTTGTTTTCTTCAAATCATCAGCTGATTGAATAGACTTAGATTTTTCTTCTAAGTCAGTGATTTTCTTTTCCCATGATAATTTTTCAGCAGCATCTTTGAAAGATTTACTTTCAACTTCTTGCTTCATTCCATCAAGTTGAGATTTAGTTTGTGACTTAATTTCAAGCAAAAGTTTTTCTTGTTTTGCTTTTGCCTCAGTGTCCAAATCATCTTTGTAACATCTTTTGATACGTTCACGAACTGCGGTTCTGTTGAAGTATGCTGCGGCTGACATGTTTTTATTTTTCATGGGATATAGTTTTTAATTTTAAGATTAGTTTTTAGTTTTGCGGCTGCTGATTTTTTAGTGATTTAATTCATCGGCTAAAAACAATCTGAGTGCGTATCGGATGCAAATATATAAATTACTTTTTTACAAAAAACAATTTTAATCAAATAATTTTATCTTCCCGATGAAATCATCTGTGATCAAAGGGCTGCTTTTCTTTTCAACCTCAGCATCAATAAGGATTTCAGGATTCGAATCGATGAAAGCTTTCAAGCGTACATACTCAGCAGCGAACTTTTCGCCCAGCCTATCTGAGATATTCCCCTTGTGAAGAATGTCATTGATGTTCTTTAAATGCTTCGTGATGTCTTGGAATGACTTAATAGAGATCGTTGGAGTATCAAGATTCGCTGGAATGTTTGTCACTGAAGTAACGCCCCACAAGCGAAGTTCTTTGATCACGCGTGCTTTCTGAAGCATGTCCATCGTGTCTTTGATCGTTTGGAATTCTTGTGAGTGACCTTTAATGATGCCCGCCTTGTATTGTTCATAAGTATCTAAGCCAACAACAGTCTTCAACGCTAACTGTGATAAACAGAACGCGCCTTTGTTATCAACTTCAACACTCATAGGAACTCCACACGCATGTGTATGATCACGATTGTGATAAAGATTGCTGAAGTTTTCTTTCAACGTTTTAGAGTAAGCACTCTTTTCGATGATGTCGCCTTCAAGGTCTTTGTCGAACGCAGCAAAGTAGAAAGCTACCTGCCCTGTCTTATCGTCCATGTCCTTCATCTGTAAAGGAAAAGACTTGATGATTTTGTCTGTTTTCATTATTCCGTTTTTTCTTTTTCTTTTGTTTCTTTTGCAAGTTCCACATCAGCATAATCAGCAAACTTTTCTCTGTCGATGATTCCCTTGTCAAATAACACAGCTAATTTTTCAACTAAGATTTTAGCTGCTGTTTCTTTTTTCACTTCATCAGATTGCATGATAGGCAAGTGATCGAATGAAGCTAATAACTTTTCGCCTTTCTCAGAAAGCTTGAAGTCTTCAGCGAGATAGTTGCAAAGCTTTTTCCCGAGCGGTAGCATAGTACTGTTGTACGTTTTCTTTTCGCCTGCTGCTTTATTCTCAAACGTTGCTCCTTTAGTTGATGGGAAAACGTCACGATCAATGCCCCACGCCCCACAGCATAGCCCGAATGAATCTTCTAATCCTTCGTACAACATAAGCTGTTTAACATCGAACGTGACAGGATTCCATTTCAGTGATGCTGTCGTAACAAGTACATGGGAACGATCACTGTCAAGCGAACGATCACTTTGATACTGATCTTCGATTCGTTTACGTTCAGGGTCTTTCAAAGGAATAATTCCATCGCCATCATTCGTTGGCTTATCTTGTGAGATGAATCCGATCAACCCGCGTTCAGTCAAGATGATGTTATTCGATTTGAGTGCTGCAACGATATTCGACAACGGCATCTGAAGCACTTCAATTTTGCTGACAGGCTTTAAGATTTGATTCCCAATGCCTTCGCAGATGTGAAGAATCTCGCTCGGTTCGAACTTATCATTGTAATACATCAATTCGTAATTCTCAATGATCTCCTCGATCTTATACTGTCGAAACATTTTGCCTGTTAAGTTTACTTTCACAAACCCTGTAGGTAACCACCATATAACTTGAGGAATATCACTCAGCATCGATTTGTTTTTATACATCACAGCTGAAGAATAGATCGCATTGTTCACATAGTAGTCATACAAAAACCCTTCCATGTTTTGCAATGGATTCGGATTGTTCAACAGCTTTAGTACTTCTGAATTCTCAATATCTTTTCCCTCTTTATCAACATGTCGAATCTGCATGTTCGAAAACATTTTAGCACCCTCACTGATCACAATGTTTAAATGCGGAACATTCACAGCGACATTCATAAGCTGTGTGATTGATGTATCAAGTAAAATTACTTTTTGATTCGCAGGCTGGAAGCTTCTGTTGAAATTAAATTTCGCTGAAGACTTGCCTAGAATGGCACGACCGACACCGCCAAGCCAATTGAAGAATTTCTGTTGGTCGTTAAATACGTCTGCCATTGTGAGAATTATTTTTTACAAATATACATTATTTTATGATTTAAAGAATCTGAACAATTTTTTTACAGCTGCTAGTCCTCGAGGTAACCAACGAGTTTCACAATCATCGCAAATCCATTCATTACACGCATAGCAGTAATAACATTTTTTAAGTGAAGCATCGCCATCAATACCAAAACAAACAGCGCACTGCTGCTGTTCGTACTTCTTTTTATCTGAATTCGCTTTACCAAGAAAGAATGATCCGCAGCACATTATTTTTCCTCCGTTTCTTTTACTGCATTCTTAAACATGTGATCTACAAAGCCACGTATCATCTTCGCCAAGCCTGCGAGCGAATCAGGAGCATCATCAAGCGTACTCTTTCCATTCTTCAGAAATGCTGTGACTTGCTTCATAAACTTATCGTAATCAGAGCCAGGAAGATAATCGTTTCGGAAGTAAAAGTATTCTTTGATGAATCCCGACTGCATTAAGATTCGCGTGAGTTTGTTCGTTGTGTTCTTAACGCCTAGCAGCTTTTCTCCAGGCACTAAATCTTCTAGCGATGTTTTGAATTGCTTCCCTTGATTGTTCGTTTCTATTCGAACATAGTCGTGATTGATCTTCTTGATCATTGCAGCACATAAAGGAATCGTGACTTCAACGCCATCCTGTGTGAAGATCACATCAGTGATAAATACTTTGTTCGGCATGATGTGTGCTGATGGGAAAGATAAGTTGTCAATCCCTTCATCTGCCACATCTATGTACCCTAATTTTGATTCACAGTCAGCAATCTTCAGTTCTTTCAAGCTGAAGCGTTTCAACTCAGCTAATGGGAACAGCAATCCTTTTGATTCTTTCGGGTCTTGCATGTGCTGGCGTTCGAACACAACTTCGTTTTCTTTGCGAAGCTTTTCAAGTTCCTCGATAGTATGTTTGAAAGGCCACAACGCTGTGCCATCAGCTTTTATCGATGGTAAGCTTAACACATGCCAATCACCAGGCGATTGCTTCGTGATATAACCACACAGATCATCTTCGTGAAGTCGCTGCATGATAATGATTATAGGCGTGTTTCTGCTGTTCACACGATTCTTTATAGTTGAATCCCAGCGATTGTTGATTCGGTTTCTGATCGTATCAGAATCAGCATCATCGGGCTTGATAGGATCATCGATGATCAACGCTCCACCGAACTCATGCGTGTTCTTTTCATTGTCTAAGAAATCAAAATCGACTTCCTCTTCAACAGTACCAGCACCGAATCCAGTCACTTGACCTGCTGCTGATGTAGCATACACACCGCCGCCAGCTGTCGTGTACCATTTCTTTTTTGCTTCAGACTTGGGCTTAATTTTTACGAGTGGGAACAGCTGTTGATATTCTTGCGATGTAACAATGTCGCGTACTTCCTCAGAGTTATCAAGCGCGAGATCATCAGAGTAAGAAAGGTGAATGAACTTAGCTGCTGGATTAACAGCTAACCCATGCGCGATAAAGTTCTTGACAGCTAATTCAGTTTTCCCGTAACGAGGTGCAATGTTTATGATCAAGCGTTTGATCTCACCATTAATGACTTTATCAAGCACATCGCTGATCGCTTTATGATGATCGCCAACGATGAACTTTCGCCCGAATCGCTTTTTGAAAAAGTATCGTGTGAAGTCAAGCGAGGAACTTTGACACAAGTACTTAGCAACTGTCAGTTCCTCAATACTTGCTGTCGAATTCATCTTTGAACTTCTTTTTTTGTTCAGGTGATAACTCAGGAATGATCACTGTGTTTTGGGTTTCTGTTTGATCTTTCAGCCCTAGATCACGCGCAATGATGTTTGGATTCAACAGATTTGCCGCCGCTCCTGTGAACTTCTGATTGTAAATTGTATTTTCAATTTTCTTTATGACCGTGATAAATTCTTCCTTGTTTTGTCTGTCTTGCGATTTGAAGGAACGGAAATATGATTCATCGCAATCAAGAAATAAGCATAGTCCCATAAGCGTGTACGCTCTCATTTTGTCGAACTTTTCTTTTGTTACGATTCCTTGATAAGCATAACCTTGTTCCTCAGTCAGAGGATTATCATCACACCATTGGAAGTACTCACATGCAGCCTCCCACAATAGTTCAGGCGTTTCGAACAGCTTTTCGCGTCCTTGCGTTGCTCTCTGTTTCCAAAATTGATTTCCTTTAGGTGCTGACATAGTGAAACAAAGTTAAGTATCTCTGATGAATAATGAAAGCTTTTTAGCTGTTTTTATCAAAACGTAAAAAAATAATGCGTTTTTTGTGTAATTTTATGGAGTTCATTATCAATAAGTTAGCTGTGTTTTGATAAAATTATTTTACGTTTTTGTAAAAGGAATTAAAAAACGTTGTATGTTTGTCATGTAATCAATAAGCAAATAAACTTTAATCGCTCGCAAAATGAAAAAGATCACTCTAGCAACAATAAAAAGCTTCATCAAGAAGAATGAAGGTAAATTGTTCATTAATGTAAAATCTCGCTTCGATGGAATGACAGATGGTGTTGAATCTCAGCATGGCGGTTTTGTTGCAGCTGTTCAAACTGAAGATCACAAATCATACTGTTTAGGAATCAAAGGTGCTTGGTTCGTAGGTCAGTCACGCGACTATTTCACAGCTTATGACAATCTCGCAGGTGATATGACTGGATTTGAAGTTTCAAATTCATGCGGTCGATTCATTTTAGCTGTTAAGAAATAATGAGTTACGATGATTGGAAACTAGAAACGCCGCCTGATGATGGGCCTCGTTTCACTCACACGCCTGACATTGCAAAAGAAGCTAAGCAATTCTATCTTCAAAAAGGCTTTGATCTCGCTTATGAGATCGCTGAGAAATACAGCAAAGGAACATTAGGCGCGAAATATTGGGCTGACATTGCAAAGGAACTATTAAAAATCAAAGAACAAGGATTATGATAACATACATACAAGATCAGATCGATGAAATTCTTCCTGAAGGATACAATTTCGAAGTGCATACTTGGAAGCACGATGGCATTATCAAGACTAAGATAAGAATTTCTAAGCTGTTGCCCAAAGAAAAAGAGGAACTAATTGAACAAAAAGCAGTTGATGGGATACAAAGTGCTTATGAATCAATACTTTTATTTTTTCAAGAACTAACTAAAAAATAATAAACTATGTTCGTACAAGAAACAGCAGAT